GGCGGGGTGTAGAACGCGGTACGGAACCCGTACACGTACCGGGACTCGTCACCCTCGTACGCTGCCGACTCCCGATATCCAGTCACGGCGTCGGGGGCACCGTACTCCACCACGACACGGGAAGGCATATCCCCCAACTCCAACACCATGTCTATGGCGTTCGCGTTGACAATCCCGGAGGGGATCGCATACTCCGCCGGTGGTTCCCACGACCTGTGCCGGTAGATGACCCGCCCTTCACGGTCCTGATACAGCAGGGCGTCAGCGTCGTCGGCGAGATTCTGCAGCTCGGGGAGCAGGCATAGCGGGTAGCCGTCCTGGGGGACGGCCATCATCACCAGTCCGGGGAAGTTGATACCGGCGGCGGGTTCAATGTGAAGGTCGGTGGGGGCGGACGACTCCCACGCCAGGTACGCGGCGCGGGCATCGTCCTGCATGGCGTCGATACCGAGCTCAGGTGGCCGCATGATCCCCTTACTCGCCCACTCCTCCAACGTTCCCGAACACACCACGTCGAGGCGGTAACGGGAGTATTCGATCGACTGCACCTTGCCCGTGAAACGGCGGACATCGATCCCCGTGCCGGTGGTCGCGGACACCCACACGGGTGCACCGATGTACAGGGGTATCCCTTCACCGATGTACTCGTCTGTGGTGTCGTGGGCGGCGACGAACCCTGACACCGTGTCCCACCTGCCGAGCCCGTAATCGAACCACGACTGTGGGTTGTTCGGGTAGCCCTCCCGCGTGAACATCGTCAGGTGACAGGTCGGTGCCCCGGGCTGCTCATTGATCGTGGAACGCCCGTACTCAATCGTGCCGCCTTCGATCACCCACGGGGCAATGTCATGCCCCGCGATCCGGACACCGATCCCGAAACGGTTCACGCGCATTGCTGTCGGGAGAGTTGAACCCGGTTCGTGGCTTTCTTCGCGCCTGTGCGGGACGCGGCACGGGCGACAATGTCGGCGAGTCCGGCGGCGTTCTTCACGGCGTGGATCCGGTCACTTTTTTTTTTCGCCCTCGCGGCGGCACGTGCGGCGGCCAGTTTCTTGCGGGAGTTCAGGATCGATAGGGTGGTCGCTTCACGGTCGTATCCGGCTGTCGGGGTTCCCCCGAAATAGTTCGCTGCCGTGTAGGCGTCCCCCAGTTTCACGATCTGCGACGCGGCACCACCCGCCGCACCCGCCACCCGGTTCAGTGCGTCGGCGTGCGCGTTCAGTGCCCCCGTGGATGCGGCGGCGTCGGAGGCGACCCCACCGAACGAGTAGCCGAGCAAGTCCTGTGCAGCGGCCAGTTGTTGATCGGTTTCGATCTGCGCCTGGACGGCCCGTTCGTGGTCGGCTTCCGCGTCGGAGATGATGTTGAGGCCGTCAGCAATGTTGATCCATGTGTCGTACATGCCGTTCATGTCCTGGACGACCTGAGCGACGTTCGCGACGACCACTTGGCGCATGGTGTCGAGCGCTGTGACGACACCGGATGCCATCGTCCCGACGACTTCACCCAACGATTCCGCGCTGGTCTGCATGTTGCGTAGGTTCTGCTCGACCTCGACGAGGTTCTCGGACCCGCCGCCCGCACCTGTGAGGATGCCGGTCCCCCACGACTCGTTCAGTTCGTCGAATGCGATCTTGACGCCTTCTACGGACCCGGCGAGGGTTCCTGCTTTCGCTGCTGCTGCCCCACCGAACTTGGCTATGAGTAGGTCGGTGATGACGGCCATATCGCCGGATTTCAGGGTTGCCTTGTCCAGTCCTAGGCCGAGGCGGCCTAGTGAGGCGGCGTTTCCGTCGTATGCCTTTCCCAGTCCGTTCGCGACGGTGTCTAGGTCTTTCCCAGTCGCACTAGAGATGTCCAGTGCGATCTGTAGTGCCCGTTGGGACTCTGCAATGTCCCCAGTCGAACGTAGGAGGCGTGAGAACGCCGGACGTAGTTTGTCGTCTGCCACGTTCGCGGTGTATTGCAGGTTGTCGATGAACGTCTGGACCTCATCGGCGGCAGCCGCGAATCCGAGATTCCCGAGAGTGTTGTTCAACTGGCCTAGTGATACCTGCTCGTCCATTGCCGCATCGACACCGGCGGCTACAGCGGTCGCGAATACAGCCGCCCCAGCTGCTATACCGGCGGCGGTTTTCTTCCACGCTAGGCGGGCCTTGTCTGCTCGGGAAGCAGTCCTGTTGAGGGCTTTGCCTACGTTGTCAAGGTTCTTGACGGCGTTGGCGGCATCGACACCGACCTTGATGACGATGCCCGGGAGAGCCATTAGAAGCCTCCGTATTTCCGCATGATCCGATGCAGCATCGCCGTGTATTCGTCGGCGGCTTTCCCTGCGGTCTTATCGACGGCGGGGCGCACCCAATAGCCGGACTCGTTGTGGGGGACGGCGTATGTGTTCTCTTTCGCACCCGGAACAGGGCCACGTTCGGAACCCCACGCCATACCCGTCCGATACCGCGACTGTCCCCGCTTGAACCCGCTCAGCTTGGGGTTCACGGCACCGACCTTGACGAACACGATCCGATCCGAGCGTGCGCGTGCCGTGTCAGCCATCCGGGACGCGATAGGGACCTGGGAGGAACCCGCCTGCCGTTTCAGTTCCGGGATCAGGTGCCGTTCCGCGATCTGCTTGGATGCGGTACGGATTTCCTTCCGGGCCTCGTTCAGGTCCTCTTTCGCTATCGTGTTCAGGACGTGCTTCACCGCGGTAAGACCCGTCACGTCAAACCGGTCAGCCATGACTACGGGCCGGTGGCAGCGAACACCAGGTCACCGGCGAACGACGCGGAACACGACGACAGCCCGTCAGCGGCATACGACACTGACAGGGTGCCCAGGTACAGGGTTCCCGTCCACGTTCCGCCGCCGCCGGTGATCGACGCAGTCAGCGCGGTGTTCGCGGTCGCCGCATCCGCGAGGGTCATGTAGAACCCCGCGTCATCGTCGTACAGGAAGTTCAGGTCGGCGGCGTATTCCACGTCGGTGCCGACGAACGCCACATTGGGTCCCAGTGTGCGGACCCGTTCGACGGTGGGGGTGGTGGTGATCGACCCGTCAGTGATCTGCGCGGTGACGTCACCGGCACCTACAGACACGGTGAACGTGTACCCGGGTACGGAAATAACGGCCATAACTACTCCTTCAGAGGCTGATCTGTAGACGGGCGGTGCAGGCGTAGGCGTGGAAATCGACCCCGGCGACGGTGATCGTGGTATCAGAGGCGGCGTGGGCCATGTCGGGCTGATTCAGTAGGGACAGGATGCTTGCGAGGAGTTGGTCCCCGGCGGGCTTCCCCGTACCGGCAGCAACCAGCCACACGGGCACAGTGCAGGTCACAGCGGTCAGGGTGACGGCAGTGATCTCCGGCAAACCCACCAGGACACACGGCGGGAAGACCAAATCCGGGTCACGGGTCGCGGGTAGGGACACGGCGGTCGCCAGCGTGGACGCCCACGTGTCCAGATCAGTGACGAGGCTCATTACCGGGCTACCAGTCGGCGTCCGATGAGGTCGGTTATCCGCGCCCAGTCGTCCCACGACTGCTCCACGACGTCGCTGGGATACCCCGGGGACTGCGGGCTGGACCCGGTTCGGATGAGTTGCGCCGTGTACCGGCAGACGGCTTCCCGGATGGCGTAACTCTGCTCGGTGTAGCGGTCGAGGTCGGGGCGCTTACGTGCCGCCCAATCCAACGCCACATCAAGTTTCGACGCCATGTAGTCGTCGGCGGGGACCCGCATGTGTGCGGCCACGTCATCGACTGTTGCCCACATGACGGTCCTTTCTGGTTCGGGAAGGGTGCGGGGCTATCCGGGGGGCCAGACGGCCCCGCACCCGGCTTCCGGAGGGAATCAGGCGAGGTTCGTGATCTTCACGACACCAGCAGGGACGTACAGGACTGGGACACCGAACCCGTACACGGCGACATCCTGACCCAACTGCGCGACGTTGACCGCATCGATCAGGCGCGGGCCGTCCTCAACCCACTTCGCGGCAAGGTCGTTCGTCACGATGATCGTTCCGGCAGCGAGATTGCGGTCAAGGACCACGCGCAGCCCGGACACGTTGACGGACAGAGTGGACGCTGTCGCGGTACCGGCAACGTTCTGCGTGCCGTAGGGCTGCGGCACCAGTGAGGACCATCCACCCGCCTTCGTGAACACGTTCGGCGCGACGAGGACCACCGAGGCGGGGGCACCCGTAGCGGCATCCACTTCAAGGGACGCCGCGAACACTGCGGCTTGGAACAGGGAACCCGTCGTATCAGCGGCCAGGTCGTAATCGACGGCGGATGCGGTACCGCCAGCGACGAGGGCGTCAGCGAACACGTTTGCGGTAACCATGCTGTATGACGCGAGCATGACGCGGTTGTGGGCGTTCAGGTATGACGGGCTGGACCGCTGCAGCAGTTGGAATGAGATATCAGACGCGGCAGCCCAGGTCCGCAGTGACGCACTGCCCTTCTTGAAGGAGATCTTCACGGAGTTGACTTCCGCCTTCTCCGTCAACTGCTCATCCACGATGGCAGCCAAATCGCCGTCGAAATAGGGCCAGTTGATATCCATACCGGAATTACCGGGGGATTCGACTCCGAGGGCGGTGATGGAGGGCCGACCACGGTCGATGATGCCCCGGACGTTGGTCTGCCACGACGGCGGCATCAGGCCGGGGTTGTCGCCCGTGACCTGATCCACCAGGGCGCGAACCTCAGCGGTGCCGTTGAGGACTGCGTGGTGGTATTCGCCCACGCTGCGGTACTGGGCGAGCGGGTTGGCCGGGGTCGATCCGCCAACGTTGATGTGGGCAAACTGCTCACGCAGGGTGGACATGTCGGATGCGATGGCATCGACTCGCGGATCGGATGCGGGGACCACCGTGGTCTCCACCTCAGTGGTCTCGGGCATTGGTTCTTCCTCTCGGATGGTGCTCACGCCTGCGGTGGCGTAGGCAGGACTGGGGGTGGCGGAAAGTTCACGCAACAGGGCTTTGATGCGGGTCACCTTGTCTCTAGTGGGTGACCATGCGTTCGTTGACGGCTCAAACCCAACAGACAGGCCCATCCCGCCCATGCGGGTCAGGGTGGCAACGTCACGGCCCAACGTGGTGTCCGCGATATCGGCAGCAACAGTCAGCCCGTCATTCGTGTTCGCGGCGTGAGTGATCCTGCCGATCTGCTCACCGTGCCGCCAGAACAGGGGCTTACCGACCACGTCGTTCACGTCGAACGCGCCGGTGGCGAACTCCTCACGGATGCCACTGACTTGAATCTCTGTGCCGTAGGGGACTGCGGTGCCTTCCAGGACGGCGGCTACTCCGGGACGCGGGTCACCCTCCTCACGCACCATCAATGTCAGTGGTAGGTCAAGCAATACGATTGCCATTAGGAGAATGCCCCTCCGTTGTTGGGTGACGTGGTGAGGAACGCCCGCGCCTCGGGGACAGTCATCACGCCTAGCGGGATCAACTGGGCGACCATCTGGACGCGGGCGTCAAGGTCGGATCGCACGAACTCGGCGGTGTCGAACCTGACAAGGCCCGTGGACAGGTCCCGCATGCTGAGGCGTTGTTCGATGGGGGTGATGTAGTCGGACAGGGTGAAGTCGATCAGGCCCCGGCGTAGGTCCTGCATGTTCTGGTAGGTCAACGACTGGCCCGACACGGACGCGCCGACCCACACCGGGTCAAGGTTCAACAGGCGGGCAATCTGAATGGCCGACTGATTCCTCTGCGGTTCTAGCGCCATCTCTTGCGCTGACCAGCCGATTGTGTCCAGTTCAACGCCACCGTTCAGATAGGCAACGGACGACTCTTGGCGGGCTTTCGTGTACGCCGCGAGCATGGCCGTAATCTCGGTGTCGTCCAGTTCGTAGTTGCTGGTGTTTTTCAGAATCTGTGACGGCATCGGCACGTCAGCCTGATTCCGGGTCGTCAGTTCCAACGCCAACGCGGTGCTGATGGTGTCAACCCCGGTGACGAGGACACCCTCCCGGTACCCCTCAAACTCAATGACCGTGTTCACCGCACACTGATTGAACCGTGGGTCAGCGATGGGCCACGGACCCTCATCCCCCACCCCGATCAGGTCAGGGTGCGGGTCTGATCGTTCCTGACGTGTCGCCTCCGCGTATTCCAGCAGTTCAATGGCGATGGGTCGCCCGTTGTCCACCTTCGTGATAAGCCAGTACGCCTTCCCGTAGAGGACTAGGTCTTCCACGGTGCGTTGGATCGTGACCCATGCGGGTTCATCCGGTTCTGGCTGAGTCAGCCACTCGTTCGGGATAGCACGGCCACCTTGCCATTCAGTCAACGGCAGTTGGGCGACGGTTCCGGTGATGAGTTTCAGTCCACGAGTGAACGCGGGTACCTGTTTCGCCCAAAGGGCGTGCATGGATTGGAACTGTGACCAGGACGGGATGAGTCCGTTGCCGGTGTAGATGCCGGGGAACGGGTCAGTCTCACGCAGATGGGTGGCAGCGGTGGCCTCGCGCACCCGCGTCGGACGATCAAACCAACCCATGCATGCATGCTATGGGCGGTTCCGACATTTCAGGGGGTGCCAACGACACGCGGTTTCACGCCCGGCGATGCCGCGTCCCAATGCGCCCACGCTGCCGCCAGTAGCGGGCTGACGTCCTCGCCCCGATCCCACACGTCACGGCCACCCGAACGGCGGGTCACAGCGGCAGAGACGGCCATGTTCAGGCGCGGATCATCCGGATGCAGGACACCCCCAGCGACAACGGCAGTGGTGAACCGGGCCACGGCATCGGCGTAGTCCGTTCCCGAACCGACCACGACACGCACCCCAGCCCCCTGCAGGTCCTCAATCAGGTGTCCTAGTGCCCCGGTGCGGTGGATGACGATAGGGCACCGGTGACGTTTCGACAGGTCCACCAGTCTGGGGAGTACCCAGTCGATACCGGGCCGCATGTCTACGATCTCCACACCCCTGCCCCCGCCTACGAGGTCACCGCATGCGGCAATGGTCGCTGCACGGTGATTGGGGTGGGAGTCGGCTGACAGGTGGACCCGGCCCTTCTCCGGTAGACGTTCCACGGTGGCCCTGAGTCCCCAGGCGGCACGCCATGACACGGCAGTCGTGGGCCACTGATTCCCGTACGCCCTAGCGAACTGCTCACCCATCTGATCCCGTGCCGTCAGCATGCCTTCATGGTCGATGGTGATGCCGTAGGCGGGATGGAACAGGGGCCACGTTGCCGGGTCGGTGGGGTCCATGTCGTCCCCCGCCGACCACTCAAAATAGGCGGTAGTCGTAGCGGGGTCGGTGAG